TTTTATTTCTCCTGACCCAGCTTTATTAGATATACCTTTTCTAACTGCTGTTTGAGATTTTTCCATCTCCCCTAGTGTAAAATGTTTAGAAAGTTGCATTTTAAAATATTTTACCTTGTTGCCATTTCCATAAATAATTAGAATTTAATATATTGTTATACACATAATAATCTAACTGTAGATACTTTTTTATTTCTTGTTCATCTAAATTTAATTTTATATTAATTTTATCCTTATTACAATATTCAACCTTATTAAAGTGCATTTTAGTAAAAATATCTAAATCTTTTAGTTCTATATACCAATTAACATGAGTATTTATTAAATATGGAATTTGTGATGCTGTATGATTTACATTACCGATTTTTCTTGAAAAGGTGTTTATTTTACAATTAAATAATGATGGATAATCAATGTCTTTAATATTTTGATTATGTCTTTTTAAATCATATTTCAAGCCTGAAACAAATCTTTCGTATGGTTCTCTTATGATAGTCCACCTTATTTTGTTAAAATTAACTTTGTTTGTTACTATTGGGTTTAAATGTTTTATACAATCAATAATACTATGCGATGCGTTTTTATGTATTAATAAATATTGAAATTTGTCTGTTTCATACAATTCAATGTTTTGAAAATTCATAATATGGTATATATATCTGTATCTTATAAATGATTTCGTTTTTAAATAAAAACAATAAATTAAATGAAACTAAAAATAGTTTAAATATTACTTATCCTAGAGATGTAAATATTATTTTTGGTCATTATCCTTATCCTGATAAAGTTCATAATATGATTTTAGAGATCAAAAACAATATAGACCCCGAAATGGATAATTACACAGCAATAAAAGGTAGAATGACAAATTGGAAACATTTTATAGGAAATGATTTATTTGAAGATTTTTTTAGATTTTTAATAAACACACATCAAGTAACGCATCCTGAAATTTTTGCTTTTTTTTTAGAAAGATCAATAATCATAGATGCTTGGGGAAATGAAATAAGAAAAGGAGATAGTATTGATGTACATGACCATAGACAATATCATGCTATATTATATTTAACTGATGGTGCTGATTTAATTTTACCTGAATTAAATATTAAAATAACTCCTAAAGCTGGAGATTATTATATTTTTCCACCTTTGATATTACATGGATTTGAAAAAAATAATAAAGAAGAAAATAGATATTCATTAGTTTGCAATTTTGATTCGGTAGATCATTTTTTTGTAACACGAAAATTAGAACAACTTTATGATAAAAAAAGAGAAAAAGAAAAAGCAAATAAAGAGAAAGTCTGAAATATCTGATTTTATAGGTATTTATGATAATTACATTACTAAACAAGAATGTGATATTGCAATAAAACTTTTTGAAAACCAAAACAAATTTAATAATACTTTTGATAGAATGACTTTTGAAAATGCGTCAATCCTTGAAAAACAAGACGATCAATTTTTTGCTGGAGAAAATAATATAGAAATATGGTGGCAAGATTTAAAAACTATGATGTTAAATTTTGATATGGCTTGGAATCACTACAAACAAACTACA